CAAACAAAGGATGGCGGAAACCAGCATTCCATGTCAGCCAATGTTTCTGGATCGACAACTGCAGTAAACAGCTTCATAAAAGCTTGCGAAATTAACTTATAAGTTACTGCTTTTATTTTGCCGTCCTGATGGCTTCTGCTATCGCCTGATTTAAAGCAGACGGTAGCAGTGCGTTCGCCATGGTACGGGCCCTATCCATATACCCCAGCACTGGAGTCACAGGTAGCGCATCACCAAACCGGATCAAAAGCTTTGGAGAACGCTGTTTACGTTTCGGTCTTCGCGTCCCATTAGCGGAGCGCTTGGCCCGTCGCTTCTTAGCTTTCATCGGTTTCTTACGCTGCCAGACAGCGTTAACGCCATCCACCTCACCTACGAATACATTTTCCTTTGCTTTGAGCTGAGAGAGCTTATTACGCGGCAGGTTGCCGTATTTATTAAGCTTTATGTCTTTCGGGTTAAGCAAAGCACTACCATTAAGCTTGTGCTCTCCGCCGAACTCGAAGGGTTCAAGGTAACCAGCAGCAGTATCACGAACAAACACCTTCGCACGAAGGCTGTTTTTCCTGGCACCAACTGACCCAACCGATTTAACTGTAAAAGGTGTTGGATTATCCAGATTCCGCTCAAATGCTGTTTTTTGGGCCGCTTCTATCTGGCGAACCACTTTAGTCATAGCCTGGGCAGTCGCAAACGGTATTTGCTTCTGCAGCTGTCTTAACTGACTGGAAAGGTCCTTAAGCGTTGCCATATCATTGACCACCTAGTTACAGTAATTAAGATCAGTTTGCTCATAAAGTTGACAATAAAAAACCGCCCGTAGGCGGTTAGTCGAACATTTTATCAAGTTGCTTAGCTAGAGCTCGGTTAAACAGCTCCTTCGAAACTGTCATCAGCGTGCCCATACTGGCATCTTTGAATCCGGTTTTTAATGTTGCCCAAACCTCTTTGTTACGGAGAGCATCCAAGAAGTCATGCCCCATCGCGGTCAATCGCAAGGGCATTACAGCCCAGTGAGTCATTCCGTCTAAAGACTGAATAGCACCAAAGCCGGGCTCTCCATCACTCCTGATAATCAGCCCTCTATCCTCAAGCAAACGCATATGAAACACAAATGTGTCAGTTTCACAATTGAACCCTAAATCATTTAATCGAATAATATCGGTATCAGGTGAATCCGATGCCTCGAAAGCCTCGAGCAAACCTTTAAGGTATTCTTGATCTATTTGCATAACCCCTCCGTATGTAAAAGGTTAATTTAACATCAATTTAAGCACTGCTCTTTGATGTATTCCTGCAAATATCCAACCTGTTTCGTCACTGTGACGATTCGCTCTCTGAGGGTGAAATAATCCCGTTCAGCGGAGTCAGTAAGTCGGGGGCCGGTAACATCGCCCAGGCCGCCGGTGCTGGTCGCTCCGTTCGCGGGACATCTGGCGTTGACGTGCAGCCCACACTTGCCAGTGCGAACACAACGCTGCAAATCATCAAGCTGCTTTTTAGCATCAGCTAACTCCTTCGTATATTTGGCATCCAGCGCAGCGACATCACGCTGGCGGGTTTGCATGTCGGTGATGGTGGCGTTTGCCAGGCTGACCTGTTCAACGGCTTTATCGCGCTGGTCTTTGTAGGCGATGGCGTTGTCGCGGTAGTGGTTTACGAAGAACGCCAGCACGCCGATTAACGCCACCACCAGAAGCTGCAACCAGTAACGCCTTAGCAGCGCGCCAATCACGACAGGAACAGAGCGCGCTCCGCCTCACGCCGACGGGTCAGCCCGTTCAGGACTTTGCCTCCAGCTTTGTTCCAGCGCAGGAACTCATCGGCAGCGCCAGCGTAATCACCGGCGTTGAGTTTTCGCAGCAGGGTCGATGTCGACAGGGACCGGGCTCCGAGGTTATACGTGAACGATACCAGGGCGTCGAATTGCCCCTGAGTCAGGCTGACTTTAACCAGGCGGGATACGTCGCTTTCATAGCTGACAAGTCCAGTTTTCAGCAGACGCTCTGCCGTTTCCTGCTTAATCGTCATCCCGGCGCGGATTGGTTTGCCGTCGACAGGCTGAGTCCAGCCGTAACCGATCGTCCAGACGCCGACGCTGTCCTGGTAGGCGGTGAGCTTGCAACCTTCGAACTGTTTGATCAGGGAAATGCCTTTATCACTGGTTTGCATCTCCGCCTCCAAAGCGAGAATTAAACACCCGGGAAGCCATAACTTTAACCTGCTCTACGCCAACAAACCCGAGCGCGCCACCGATAGCAATCGACAGGGACTGCGGAAGGTTGAAGTAATCAAGAGCTGACACAGCTGTAAGGGTCAGGGCTCCACAGATTGCCCCTTCAAGGAGCATTTTCTTCCAGCCGCCACCGCCGTAAGCGATTCGTAATGCGGCCATGGCAACCGATAGCAAGACGGCACCCATCGGCGTTTCGCCACGCCACCAGCTGTGGAGTAGTTCGATAAACTCCGTCCAGGAGTGGGGGTCGTTATGCATTTTCATAGTCTCTAACCTCCGGCTTAAAAGCGGGGGCTGTGTGTTTGAAAGGGATCAGGCCCTCGGGACGATTTAACAAGTAGGCATGTCGAGGATGGTTCCCGGGGCCTGGAATAAAAAACCTGGCGAAAAGCCAGGAAGATGAGGGTAAGGCAATGTCGGCTCTTTGGCCGAAGGGTCCCTGGCAGTGGGTTCTGGTGCCGGGCAGAGGAATTGAACCTCTGACGCGCAGCTTATTTCCAGGTTTCGCCATTTAAGGCTGAAAGCACTGTTTGATGTGTTACACCAAACATTCTCCCTAGCCCTCTGGCTCCATAAACCTTATGTCGTGGAATGTAGTTTTCTCTGATGAACTGGACACTGTCCATTGTTAGCTTACTCATACCATTCAGCTCACCAGCCACTAAGTAGCTAAGGTCAAATTTGGTTTTCTGAATGTGGCATGCAGAACATAGTAGTTGGCACTTTTCAACCTCAGCATAAAACACCGAATCTGAGTGATAGTGCATCTCGCTTACATTTGCTGATTTGGTGGAAGGGTCTATGTGGTCAAACTGAAGCGAATATTCGGATCCGCAACTCGCGCAACGACCACCCAACTTTTCCACGGCATTAGCAAGCCTAGTCCTTCGATTATGATAGTAATCTTTACTCGGCATTTACCACCTCTGCCACTGAACTAGACCGGCGAATTTGGCGGGACAGGAAGGATTCGAACCTTCGACCATTCGGTTAACAGCCGAACGCACAACCGCTGTGCTTCTGACCCTGAAATGAAAAAGCCCAAGGCTTTGACCTCGGGCTATTAATTCTTTGTCGACCTACGAAGGTATGGCGACGATATCAGATTTACATGAAATATATGCGTTTCAATCCAGTTTTGCAAGACTTCTATCGAAATTTGTCGCCTTTTGTTGTGAACGTGATCGCGTAACCTGCAATAATGCCCCGCTATCCAGGCGCAGGAAGATGCGCCGCATATCAACCCAGCGGTCCGTAAACGTCTCTGACCAGTTCTTTGGCGTTACACCGACCAGTTCCGCCATCTTCTGATATTCGTAAGTCTCACGACCCGCCAGCTCCATTTTGACGTCCTGCGCCGCCAGCCAGATAAGCTTTTTCAGGCGCTCCATCGTCTTGCCGGCCACCTTCTTCGCGCCGAGGTGCTCCCGGAACTCAGCCCATGCCCACTGCGTGATCGCCACCTGGTACTCGAAACGGATATTCTCGCTGTAGTTCCACAGCAGCCATGCCTTCTGGTGGTCTTCCAGAGACAGGACAGCGCGGCGCCATGATGCTGTTACGAACTCCACCGGACCCACCAGCGCAATGGATGAGCCCTTGGCGCGAGACTGGCTG